TAAAAACCAAAAGAAGCTTAAGGTCTTCTTAGAAAAGCAAGAAAATGACACTCAATCAAATCGTAAAAACGATAACGGACTTAGCGAACGCACACCAACAGATAGAGAGCGTTTACTTCGGAGACTTTCCCGATTACCTAAGTCGAGGAACTGATAACGTATATCCTTCCCTTTATTTTGATTTGACAGGAGGTCAGATTCAAGAACGTAGTTTAGTTCTGAATTTCTCTTTGTATTTCTTTGATAGAATGCTACACGAAGAGACTAACGAGACTGAGGTTCTTAGTGATATGTTAGAGGTATGTCAGGATATTATCGCACAGTTGCGTTCGCAGACTTTTGAGTTCGATGAGGGACTGAGTGCTACTCTTTCTTTCTTTACCGAGGATACTCCCGATTTGCTCGCAGGAGTTCGGGCAGATATTACCTTAGACCTTCCGTATATCGCTAACAGATGCGTAGTGCCATCGACTTTCCAATATCCAAGTTAATCTATTTATAGAAAATAAAATAAGATGCCAAATAAAAAGATAAACGAATTAACTCCGAGGACTCCTACGCTTACAGACTTGATTATCGTTGGTGATCCTTCTTCGGGTTATTCTTTCAAAGCTACTCTTTCGGTTATTTCTACTTTTGTAGGGAATAACATTCAGTTCAGTTCTTTAGGTGGCATTTCTTTAACCTCTCCTACGAATGGTCAGGTGTTAACTTATAATGGAACGAATTGGGTTAATCAGACTCCTGCTGCTGCTCCTATTACTTCGGTATTCGGTCGCACAGGTGTAGTCGTAGCTACCGAAGGAGATTACTCTCTGACTCAGCTTTCTGATGTTACTTTAACCTCTCCTACTACTAATCAAGTCTTACAATACAACGGAACTGCGTGGGTTAACGCTACTTTCGTGGCAGGTATTAATTCTTTGAATGGATTAACTGCTACTACGCAGACATTCGCTACCGATACTTCTGGAACGGATTTCGCTATTACATCTACTACTTCTACGCATACTTTCAGCTTACCTATTGCTTCCGCTACGAATACAGGTAAACTCTCTTCAACTGATTGGAGTACGTTTAACGCAAAGCAGAATGCGATTACTTTAACTACCATAGGATCAAGCGGTGCATCTACTCTCGTAGGTGCTACTTTGAATATCCCTACTTATACTCTCGCAGGTTTAGGCGGTGTTAGTGGTTCAGGAACTACCAACTACGTTTCCAAGTGGACGAGTTCAAGTGCATTGGGGAACTCACAGATATTTGATAATGGAACGAGTGTTGGGATTGGAACTGCGACTCCCACATCTCCTTTTGATGTAAGAAAATCTCCGGGAGGTTATCTTCCGATGGCTAATTTTGAGAGTGTAGGAACTGCGGTTACTGAATTTATTATTGCAAAATTTTCAGGTAGTGTATCCAATAGTTCAAATCTTGGTGACAATAGTCGAATAGATTATCAGCAGAAAACAAATAGCAATAATAATTATTTCAATCAATGGTTTCTAAATGCTAATGGAGGTGGGGCTGCTCGAATTTCAGTTAGATTTCCGGGGCATTTAGCGAACAATGCAAGTGGTCAAATTCACTTAGCAACCAACAATAGTGGAGGGGCACCTGTCACAAATTTTGTAATGTTTGAAAGTGGTAACATTGCAATGCAAGGTGGTGGAACCTTCACCGATGCTGGCTACCGTCTCGATGTGTCAGGCACTTTCCGTTCTACCTTAGATGCCAACATAAACGGATTGACAGTAGGTAAAGGAGGGGGAAGTGTTAGTACAAATACTGCCGTAGGGATAAATTCCTTATCAGCAAATACTTCTGGTAGTGGCAATACATCGCTAGGATGGGGTTCTGCTTTGGCAGTAAATACAGGTTCAAGGAATACATACATTGGTCAGTCTGCGGCATACCAAGCATCAAGTGGTAGTGACAACGTAGCAATCGGATGGAGTGCGGCTAATACATTGACAACAGGGATAGGAAATATCTTCATTGGTTCACCGGGTGCCGTAGGTTCTAATGGAATAAGCACGGGAAACTACAACACAATAATTGGCACAAACGTCACAGGTCTCTCCTCTTCCCTCTCCAATACAATCATATTAGCAGATGGACAAGGGAACCAGAGGTTAAGGATAGCATCAAATGGAAATACCCTCATCGGCACAACCACAGACGCAGGTGAAAAGGTTTATATTAACGCTGGATCTGTTGGTTCTATGAGAATTGAAAATAGTGGTACAAATGCATCTATACTAATTAGAAATAGTACATACCCATTTGTTCGCTTTGATAGGTCTGGAACAATTGCAAGGTCTTTTGGAATTTTCAATGCAAGCGGTGATATAGCTATTCAAGAAAGTGCAACTTGGAGTGGTTCAAATTACCACATATTTTTTGGGTTGGGTGGATACGCAACAAGTGGCACGGGTTTATTTGGAAGTAATGGAACTATTAATGCATCCGCAATACTAGAAGCCACAAGCACCACAAAAGGTTTCCTACCTCCGAGAATGACAGGACTTCAGGCTGAGGCAATTGCTACTCCTGCAACAGGTCTTATGGTTTACGCTAACAATGGAAACGGAACAACAATCACCTCAACGGGATGGTGGGGTTACAACGGAACAACTTGGGTTAAGTTAAATTAAAATAAAAACAAATGAAAACAATTCAATCAGTTAACGTATGGGTCAATGGACAAGTAAAGTCCGCAACTAAGTTCAATATGAACTCGGTATTCGATAATCTGGAAGATTCAGCTACATTCTTCTACGAACTTCTCTCAGCGAGTCAAGATTCAGAAGGTAATGAAGTTCTGACTCAGGTCGCTCAGGGTAACCTCTCTTTGAACGGAACTGAGTATGAAGGATGGGACGGATCAAACGATGCAGCTTATATTTGGGGAGCAACTCAGTTGAGCCTGACAATTATCTAAGAATTTCTATTTACCTAAAATACCTATTATGACACTCAAACTTCACGAAGTAATCAATCTCTACTACGAACTTAACGGAGTAACGAAGCAAACAAAAGAGGGAAGCGAAGTCGTTAGTCTCGGTATCTTGAAACAGAAAATGTCCTTAAAGAGTAAGGTCTATCTGCAACGATTGAATAAAGTAGTATCCGATGAGGTAAAACTCTACGAGGATGCGAAAAAAGAACTATTTGAAAAGTACGGGAAGCAGGAAGGTGAATCTATGTTCATACCCGCTGAAAGTATCGAAGCGTTCAATCAGGAGCATTTAGATTTACTGACCGCAGAGAAGAGCGTAGATGTCTCTAATTTGTGGGGATCAGACCTAACTCTGGAAGCATTGGAAACTATCGAGACTGATGAGTTCTATCCTCAATTATTTGACTTGATAGATTCTAAAAAATGACAGATTTAGTTTTGTTTTTAGTAGGTCAAGCCATTGCTATTTTAGTAGGCTTGATTACTATTTACACGAAGATTACTCTTAAGTTAAAGGAGTTAGAAATCAGAGTAGAGATGATTGAAAAAGAGGATGACTACATCAATCAGAAACTCGATAAGATTGAGAGAGCAATTAATAACATCGCTATTCAATTACAAAATAAAAAGGACAGAGAATGAAATTCGGATGGAAACATTACTTCGCTCCTACTCCTAAACGGATGAGAGTCCTCGGAGATTCACTTGCAGCAGCAGGTACATTCGGCGCAGGTATAATCGTTCTTAATGGTCATCCCATTTTGGGAACTATCATTATGGGCATAGCTGTTATTGGCAAATTCATCTCAAACTTTTTTACCGATGAACCTCAAGCAGATTGATTTTCCTATCACTCAGTATCTTAGAGAAGAGCATCCTAAGAAGCAAATCTACCTGCACCATACCGCAGGTAGGTCTAATGGAGAGAATACTTTTAAGTGGTGGGCTTCCAATCCTGAGAGGGTAGCTACTTGTGTTTGTATCTCTGGACTCGGTGCAGTAGATGGGCAAATCGTACAAGGTTTCTCTTCTAAGTATTGG